GCCGGCATCGCTCCGGCGGCCTGAAACAGAATGACCGCAGCCTCGGTAATCATGGTCATGGACACCAGCATCACCGACATCCGCGCAGGGGTGACGCCTCTCACCGAGGCGTCCCTCTGCACCTGGCTCGGCGCCGCGGCCCCCGGCGACAGCATCACCTACCACCGTGGCGCGCTCGCCCGGCAGGTCTGCCCACAGTTGCAGTGCCTGCCCGAGCAGGAGCGCACCGCGCTGCAGCGCCTGGCGGCCCGTGCGTGGAAGCTCGCCGAACTCGGCCTCGCCGATATCGTGCAGCGCCGCCACGGCTACGAGGACTACGCCTACATCCTCGTCGCCCGCCGCCGCCCGCGCCGTACCGCTTCGGCCATCCTGCCGATGCTGCTCGCGGAGGCCGCGTGATGGACGCGCTCCATACGAATCGCCCCACCCTCGACACGCTGCGCCACATGCCGGTGAGCGACGTCATCGCGCTCCCCTCCGAGCATCTGGCGCTGCTGCAGACCGATGCGCGCGAGGCGCTGGACGCCGCCAAGCGCATGCAGGACTGGATCGAGGCCGCGATCGCGCTCCGCTACGAGCAGCGCGCCATCGGCGCCCGTGCCGCTGCCGGCAAGGACACCGGCACGGTCCGCTTCCAGGACGGCACCGTGGAGATCGCGGTCGATCTGCCGAAGAAGGTGGATTGGGATCAGGCGCGGCTCGCCGCGCTGTCGGAGCAAATCCGCGCCGGCGGTGAGGATCCCGGCCAGTACGTCGAGGTCAGCTTCAAGGTCTCTGAGCGGGCCTATACCGCCTGGCCCGATCGCATCCGCCAGGCCTTCGAGCCGGCCCGCACGGTCCGCAACGGCCGCGCCACCTACCGCCTCGCCATCATGTCCGAGACGGCGCTGCGCGACAGCCCGCATGGCGCCGGGGTCATCCCGCTGCGGGGAGGCCGCTGATGACGCTGCGCATCATCACCGCCGACGAGCGGCAGGCCGAGGCGCGCGGCATCAAGGCCGTGATCTTCGGCAAGAGCGGCATCGGCAAGACCTACCTCCTGCTGACGCTCGATGAGGGCAGCACGCTCTTCATCGACCTCGAGGCGGGCGATCTCGCCGTGCAGCACTGGCGTGGCGCGTCGATCCGCCCGCGCACTTGGGAGGAATGCCGCGACCTCGCGCTGTTCCTGGCGGGCCCCAACCCCGCGCTGCGTGACGACCAGCCCTATTCCGCCGCGCAGTATGCGCGCGTCCTGCAGGCCTATGGCGATCCGGCGCGCATGGACGGCTTCGCCACGATCTTCGTCGACAGCATCACGGTCGCGGGTCGTCTCTGCTTCCAGTGGTGCCGCGGTCAGCCCGAGGCGCATTCGGAGAAGACCGGCAAGCCCGACATTCGCGGCGCCTACGGCCTGCATGGCCGCGAGATGATCGCCTGGCTCACGCATCTCCAGCATGCCCGCGGGCGCAACGTGATCTTCGTCGGAATCCTCGACGAGAAGCTCGACGACTTCAATCGCCGCGTCTTCGTGCCGCAGATCGACGGCAGCAAGACCGGCCTCGAGCTGCCCGGCATCGTCGATCAGGTCATGACGCTGGCCGAGATCAAGCCGGACGTCGCGCTCGGCCAGCCTGCGGTCGCGTCCTTCCGCGGCCTGATCTGCCAGACGCTGAACCCGTGGGGCTATCCCGCGAAGGATCGCAGCGGCCGGCTCGACATGCTGGAGCCGCCGCATCTCGGGCAGCTCTTCCAGAAAATCCGCAGCCCATCACCGCCGATCGACGCGCCGTCGATCGCGCTGTCCGCCCCCACCCCCAACACCTGATCGGAGCAGAAGCACCATGGCTGCCTGGAACGACTACAACGACGCCCAGTCCAACCCGAACCTGATCCCCAAGGGGACGCTGGCCAAGGTCCGCCTCACCATCCGCCCCGGTGGCTTTGATGATCCGAGCCAGGGCTGGACCGGCGGCTACGCCACGCGCGGCAGCACCGGCGCCGTCTACCTCAATGGCGAGTTCACCGTGCTGGAGGGGCCCCACGCCAAGCGGAAGATCTTCACGCTGATCGGGCTCTACAGCCCGAAGGGGCCGGAATGGGCGGGGATGGGCCGCAGCTTCCTGCGCGGGATGCTGAACTCCGCCCGCGGCATCTCCGACAAGGATGTCTCGCCCCAGGCGCAGGCGGCGCGCCGCATCGGCGGCTTCGCGGATCTCGATGGCCTCGAGTTCGTGGCCAAGATCGAGCACGGCACCGACGCCGGCGGTGAGACCAAGAACGAAATCCGCATGGCGGTGACGCCGGACCACCGGGACTATACCCAGGTGATGGGGCGGCAGGTGGCGCCGGCAGGTTATGCGCCACCGGCAGCTTATGCGCCGCCCGCCGCACCGGCCATCCATCAGGGCGCCTTCCCTGCCGCGGCGCCGCAGCCCACCGCTGGGGCCGATCCTCGCCCGGCCTGGGCGCGCTGAGGGAGGGCCGCACCAGCATGATGCTCCGCCCCCGCCAGAAGCTCTTCGTCGAGCGCAGCCTCCGTGCACTCGGCGAGCTCGGCAACACCCTCGGCGTTGCCCCGACCGGCGCCGGCAAGACGATCATGCTGTCGGCCACGGTGGGCGAGCATATCGGCGGCAGCGCCGCCAAGGCTGCCGTCCTCGCCCATCGGGATGAGCTCACGGCGCAGAACCTGGCGAAGTTCCGTCGCGTGAATCCTGGCGTGACCACCTCCGTGGTGGATGCCGGCCAGAAATCCTGGGGCGGCCAGGTCACCTTCGCCATGGTGCCGACGCTGACGCGCCCGGCGAACCTGGAGGCGATGCCGGCCCTGGACCTGCTGGTGATCGACGAGGCGCACCACGCTGTCGCCGACAGCTACCGCCGCATCATCGATCGCGCCCTCGACCGCAACCCCGACTGCCGGATCTACGGCGTCACCGCCACGCCGAACCGCGGCGACAAGGTCGGGCTGCGCCAGGTGTTCTCGAACGTCGCCGACCAGATACGGCTCGGCGAGCTGATCGCCTCCGGCCACCTGGTGCCGCCGCGCACCTTCATCATCGATGTCGGCGTGCAGGATGAGCTCCGGGCCGTGAGGCGCAGCGGCGACGACTTCGATATGGGCGAAGTTGCCCGCGTGATGGACACGGTGCCGGTCACCGACGCCGTGGTGAAGCATTGGCAGGAGAAGGCCGGCGGCCGCCAAACCGTGGCGTTCTGCTCGACGGTCGCACACGCCGAGCACGTCGCCGCCGCCTTCAACTCTGCCGGCGTCCCCACCGTCATGGTCACCGGCGACATGCCGGATGGGGAGCGGCGGTCGGTCCTGGCCGCCTACGCCCGGGCCGAGGCGCGCATCGTCGTGAATGTCGCGGTGCTGACCGAGGGGTGGGACCATCCCCCCACCTCCTGCGTCGTGCTGCTGCGACCCAGCTCCTTCAAATGCACCATGATCCAGATGGTCGGCCGCGGGCTGCGCACCGTGGATCCCGCGGAGCATCCCGGCATCGTCAAGCGCGACTGCATCGTGCTCGACTTCGGCACCTCCTCGCAGATCCATGGCTGCCTGGAACAGGACGTCGATCTCGACAGCCAGCCCGGCGAGGGTGAGCCGCCCACCAAGACCTGCCCCTCCTGCGAGGCGGAGGTGCCGATCGCGGTGATGGAGTGCCCGATCTGCGGCCACGCCTTCGAGCCCCGCGGGCGCGACACGGCGCCGCTCACTGACTTCATCATGACGGAGATCGATCTCCTCCGGCGCTCGGCCTTCCAGTGGTGCGACCTGTTCGGCGACGATGCCGCCCTGTTGGCCAACGGGTTCAACGGCTGGGCGGGCATCTTCTTTCTGAACGGGGCCTGGCACGCGGTCGGCGGCGCGAAGGAGGAGCGGCCGCGCCTGTTGTCCATCGGCGAGCGGCTGGTGGCGCTGGCCGCGGCGGATGACTGGCTGAACACCTACGAGACGGACGAGAGCGCGCATAAGAGCCGGCGCTGGCTGCGCGAGCCGCCGACCGAGCGGCAGCTGATCCATCTGCCCCCGGCGGTCCGCGCCGATCTCGGCATGACGCGCTACCAGGCCTCGGCGTTGCTCACCTTCAAGTTTAACCGCCAGGCCATCCAGCACCTCGTGCGCAACGCCCAGCCCGCGGCGCTGGGGCAGGCCGCATGAGCCATGATCCGCGCCCCCGAAATGCCCTGCGCCGTCTGCTCCCGCCCAGCGCGTGGCTTTGGTTGGTTCGACCCGGCACCGCGGAAGAAGCCGCGGCCGTCGGTCTCCTTCTGCTGCATCGCCTGCCAGGTCTTCTGGTCGCGCTTGGCGGGGAGGTCGTCCGCCATGGTTGACCTCACCGAGCAGGAGAAGGCGGCGATGCGCGCGGCCATGCGCCGCGTCGCGGAAACCATGGCCGAGATCGGCTGGGGTACCCGCTTCCAGGAGCTGAGCGAGGCACAGGTCCTGACGCTGATCGAGGTCGCCGTCGGCGGCTTTCAGGAGGCGATGCAGGCCATCGCCCGGCAGGACGCAGCGGCGGAGGTACCCTTCTGATGCTCGACTTCAACAGCCGCAGCCAGACCTCAGCGCATGTGAATGCCGCCATCGACACGGCGCTTGTCTCCGCCAATCAGGCGACGCCGCCGCGCAGCTACCTCGGCGGCTCCCGGCTCGGCCACGCCTGCGAGCGCGCGCTGCAATTTGAGTTCGTGAAGGCACCGAAGGATGAGGGCGCCGACTTCGACGGGCGGCTGCTCCGTATCTTCGGGATCGGCCACGCGCTGGAGGACGTGGCCGTTGCCTGGCTCCGTGGCGCCGGCTTCGATCTCTACACGCGCAAGGGCAATAGACCGGACGGCGAGCAGTTCGGCTTCTCGGTCGCCGGTGGTCGCATCCGCGGCCATGTCGATGGCGTCTTCGCTGGCGGCCCGATCATCCCCGGCATGGCGTTCCCGGCGCTGTGGGAATGCAAGACCATGAACGCCAAGGCCTGGCGCGAGACGTCCAGCAAGGGCGTCGGCGTGGCCAAGCCGATCTATGCGGCGCAGATTGCGGTCTACCAGGCATACATGGACGCCAGCGTCCCGGGCGTGGCCGACAATCCGGCGCTGTTCACCGCGATCAACAAGGACACGGCGGAGCTGCATCATGAGCTGGTGCCGTTCAACGCGGAACTGGCGCAGCGCATGTCCGATCGGGCGGTGCGCATCCTGGCCGCGACGGATGCCGGCGAATTGCTGCCTCGGATTGCAGCCCAGGCCGACCATTTCGAGTGTCGCTTCTGCCCCTGGGCCAAGCGCTGCTGGGCGCTGCCTGCATGACAGCATGGGGCGACTTCAACGATGCCGCGCCGCTGCCGGATGACTGCGTGAGCGAACTTCCCGCCAGTGGGCAGGTCGCCCTCGATCGACTTCCCGGTGCTGGGCAGCCGATGCCGGCGGCCGTTGGATCCATGGCGCCGGACATCGAGCAGATCGCCGCCTTCCTCGACGTGGTGTTCGGCTATTGCGACGGGCAGATCCCGGTCCGCGGCTTCGTCGACCAGGGCCAGGGCCTCGACACCAAGCCGCACAACATCTGGGTGCCGGCCGATCGGCACGCCGCCGCGTCCCTCAGCGCTTACGCCACCTGGGCAGCGCGCGAGGGCAGCGCCGTCTATGTCATCCCCGGCACTGTCGCCGAGCAGGGTCAGGCCCGCGCCGAACATGTGCTGCAGATGCAGACTGTGTTGGTCGATCTCGACGCCGGCGACATCGCCGCCAAGCTGGCGCATCTGGTCCACCACCTGGGCGCGCCCACCCTCCTGGTCGAAAGCGGCGGCCGCACCGCCGAGGGCGCCGCCAAGCTGCACGCCTGGTGGCGGCTCACCGAGCCGGCCGAGGGCGAGGATCTGGCGCGGGTCTGCGCGCTGCGCGGCGAGATCGCGGAGAAGGTCGGTGGCGACCTGCACTTCCGATCTGCCCATCAGCCGATCCGCGTGCCCGGCACCGTCCACCAGAAGCATGGCGTGCAGCGGCGCGTTGCCATCCGGGAGCACCGCCCCAGGGTCGAGGTGGAGCTCCCCGACTTCGCCGCGGCGGTCGCCGCCATGCCCACCATGCCGGGTCTCGCGGTGCCCAGCGCCGCCACGGGCGCCAATCGGCCAGGGCTCGATGCCGTCCTCACCACGCCGGTACGCGAGGGCAGCCAGGATGCCTGGACTCGCTTCCAGGGCGCCAGCGCGGCCATCGGTCACTTTGTCCGCATGGTCCACGAGGGCCGCATCACCGGCGACGAGGGCTGGGAGGCGATCTGCCAGTACAACGCCGCGTGCCTTCGCCCGGTCTGGCCCCTGGACCGCCTCAAGGTCGAGGCGGACAGCATCTGGGCGCTGCATGTCGATCGGAACGGGCCACCTCTGCTGCGGGCCGCGGCAGCACCGCCCGGCGCCATCGCCGCGCACACGCTCGGCGCGCTGCTCGACGACAAATCCCCCATGCCGGACGACCTGATCGGTCCGCGCCTGCTGACCCCGGGTGGGATGCTGGTGCTCGGCGGTGCGCCGAAGGTCGGCAAATCCGACTTCCTGATCAGCTTGCTGGTGCACGCCGCGGCCGGCGCACCCTTCCTGCGCTTCACGGCGCCGCGCCCGCTGCGCGTGTTCTATCTGCAGGCCGAGATCCAGTACCACTACCTGCGGGAGCGGCTGCAGCAGCTGCGGCTCGATCCCGCGATCGTCGCCCGCGCCCGCGACACCCTCGTCGTCACCCCCAAGCTGCGCATGCTTCTCGACGACCAGGGCGTGCCCCTCGTGGCCGTCGCCATTCGCGCTGCGTTCCCCGACGCTCCGCCCGACATCATCTGCATCGACCCCATCCGCAACATCTTCGATGGCGGGCCCGCAGGCGAAGGGGAGAACGACAACGGCGCGATGATGTTCTTCCTGCAGAGCCGCGTGGAGGCGCTGCGCGACCAGGTCGCCCCCGAGGCGGGCATCATCCTCGCCCACCACACGAAGAAGCTCAGCAAGCAGCAGGTGAAGGACGATCCCTTCCTGTCGCTCTCCGGCGCCAGCGCGCTGCGCGGCTACTACACTTCGGGCGCCATCCTGTTCCGCCCCGATGAGGAGCAGACGGAGCGCGAGTTGCATGTCGAGCTCCGCAACGGCCCTGGCCTCGAGCCGATGCTGGTCGACAAAATCGCGGGCCGCTGGGTGGAATTCGATCGCCGCGGCGAGCGCCTGGTCAGGCAGGACATCGGACGCAAGCTCGATGCCGAACGGCTGCGCAAGCAGGATGTGATCCTCGGCATCCTGCTCGATGAGGCAACTGAAGGCCGGCTCTATTCCACCATGCAGCTGGCGGAGAAATTCGAGAACAAGGTCGGGCTCGGCAGCAAGCATACGATCCGCGAGCGGCTGAGCGTGCTCGCCACGAAGGGCTTTGTGAAGTTCCGCCGTGATGGCACCGAATTCGGTCTTGGCGTCGTTCGGTCGCGGTTCGGGTACCTCTGCGTGGAGGGCATGACCTTCGGCCCCGAGGTCGAAACCGTGGATCCGCAAACCGGCGAGGTGACCACCAGCGCCCGCCGCGTTCTGCCCAGCCACTTCAAATGCCCCCAATCCGGCAACTGCCTCGACGTCGAAAATCCCGAGGTGTGGGTCTACCCGGAAGGCGTCTTGGACGACCTCACTCCTGAGGAGTTAGGCCTAACTCCTCACTCCTCCCCGAAGATAACGTCATGAAATCAATGGCTTGTGAGGACAGAGGAGTTAGGTCCCTAACTCCTCCCGCTTCGCACCTAACTCCTCTTTTTCCATTCTGGATCAATGGGTTGTGCCCGCTGGAGGAGTTAGGTGTTGCTCCCACCCCCTACGGGGGTGTGCGTGCGCGCCTCATCGGCGCGCGCACACCACACCTCGGGCGATCGGGTTCGGCGCGTGGACCGCCCCCGCCGGGGCCACCCCACCCGATGCCGGGCAGCGACGGCGAGCTCCGCCAAGAACCGCGCCGTCGCCGCCCTCACCAGGATCATCCCCTTTCGGAGACCACCATGGCAGTTGCGACTCTCACCATGCCCGCCGCGCATGCAAGCGGCCCGCCGATCGCCCTCCCGCCCGCGATCAGCCTGGCGCACCACGCCGTGCTCGCCTTGGATCTCGGCACCACCACCGGATGGGCCCTGCGGTCGCGTGACGGCGGCATCACCTCCGGCACCATGACCTTCAAGCCGACCAGGTTTGAGGGCGGCGGGATGCGCTTCCTGCGCTTCCGCGGATGGCTCGCCGAGGTCGCCGCCCTGTCCGGTGGCGTGGCGCGGATCGTGTTCGAGGAAGTCCGCGCCCATGCCGGCACCGATGCGGCGCACATCTACGGCGGCTTCCTCGGCATGCTCACCGCTTGGTGCGAGGAGCACGACGTCCCCTACGAGGGCGTCCCGGTCGGCACGATCAAGCGCTACGCCACCGGCAAGGGCAACGCCGACAAGACGAAGATGGTCGCCGCCATCCAGGCTCGCGGCTTCGCGCCGGCCGACGACAACGAGGCGGATGCCATCGCCCTTCTGCTCTGGGCCACAGACCCCACGGGAGGCCGCGCATGAGCATGCACGGCGCACCACTGCCGCCCCGGTCCTGCCTCGACCGAGGGACGCGTAGCCCGACCAATGACAGCGAGGTGAACGCCATGCGCGCCGCCGCTTGGCATCGGCACGGCGTGGCCGCGCTGCCTGTCGCCGACATCACGGACGACTGGCTCCGTCAGGCCATCACCAACGAAGCCAATCGGCGCTGGGGGCGTCGCAACGGGGAGAACCACGATGGCCGGTAAGCGCAAGCCCAAGGTGCCGAAGCCGAAGCACGACGATCTGGCGAAGCCGTCGAAGTGGCGGCTGCAGCACGGTGGCTTCTCGGAGCCGATCCGCGAGGCGGATCCCGAGACCGGCAGCCCAGTCCAGCATCGCCGCGCCGTGGACACGCTCGGGTTGATGCTGGCACACGGCAGCATCACGCCACAGATGCACGAAGCGGGTGAGATCTTCCGCGGGCTGTTCCGCGCCGCTTGCTTCGACAGCATGTCGACGTCGCAGATCATGCGAATCCCAGGCACGCGCGTCGACACGCTCTCGACGATGCAGGTCGAGGCACGGCGCCGCGTCGCTGCGGCGCTCGATGCGCTGGGGGGGCAGGACAGCCCCTGCGGCTCCTGCGCGTGGTTTGTCATCGGTCTCGAGTTCTCGGTCCGCGAGTGGTCGATGCGGCAGGGCTGGGCCGGACGGACGGTACACGGCCCAGTGGGACAGGGCATTCTGGTCGGGTCCCTCGGCATTCTCGCTGTGCACTTCGGGCTGATGCCACGAGCGAAGGCGGCGTGACGCGCGATGATCGGGGCGGTCACCATCGCCCCGATCCCGCTGTTACAATTCACCCCGTAGCGGCTCCGAAATCGATAAGGCTAGAAGCAAGACACGTAGAGAAGGTGCGAGAGCGCCGCGGCTGAACAGCCACGCTGCGGCTCGATCGAGACAGTGGCTCTCGAGCCGATGGTTCCTTCCTAGCCCCGCTGTATGCGGGGGGCGGAAGCGCGCGACATTCCTAGCGCCAGGCTGTTTTTCCAGGTTGCCACGGCGCCGCGTTGCCAGCCTCGGCGGTCGGCAATCCCCACCACCATCATCGATTCCAGCAGGTACGCATGCCCCAGGCCCCATGGTCTGCGAGCGCCGTCGAGGCGCACGCGGTCGCCTCCCTGCTGCCCTATGCCGGGAATGCGCGCACGCACTCCGCCGAACAAGTGGCGCAGATCGCGGCCTCCATTCTCGAGTTCGGCTTCGTGGCGCCGGTGCTGGTCGATGAGCGCGGCGAGGTCATCGCCGGCCATGGCCGCCTGCAAGCAGCCAAATCCCTGGGACTGGAGACGGTCCCCACCATCACCCGCGCCGGTCTGACCGAGGCGCAGAAGACTGCCTACCGCCTGGCGGACAATCGCATCGCGCTGAACGCCGGATGGGACGAGGCATTGCTCGCCGCCGAGGTGGCCAAGCTGCAGGAGATGGGCGGTCTCGATCTGGCGCTGACCGGCTTCGATGCCGGTGAGCTCGATCGGCTGCTGGCCGGCATGGAGCCGGTGGCAACGGACCCTGGCAACGGGAGCCTTGCCAGCCCGGCCGTTGCCAGCGCCGACGCCCCTGGCAACGAGGCGCCGCCGGAGGATCCCGCAGACGCCGAACCGGAGCCACCGCGTCAGGCGGTCACCCGCCCCGACGATCTCTGGCTGCTGGGCGATCATCGCCTGCTCTGCGGCGACAGCACCGACGCTGCGTCGGTCGCGCGGGTGATGGGCGACGACCGCGCCGCGCTCCTGTTCACTTCGCCGCCCTACGGCAACCAGCGCGACTACACCACCGGCGGCGGCACGGATTGGGATGCGCTGATGCAGGGCGCGTTCGGGCACCTCGACGCAGCCATGCGGCCGGACGGCCAGGTGCTGGTGAATCTCGGCCTGATCCACCGCGACAGCGAGTGGATGCCGTATTGGGCCGGATGGCTCGACTGGATGCGCACCCGCGGCTGGCGCCGCTTCGGGCTGTATACCTGGGATCAGGGCCCCGGTCTGCCGGGTGACTGGAACGGACGCCTCGCGCCGGCCTTCGAATTCGTCTTCCACTTCAATCGTCAGGCCCGGCAGGCGAACAAGATCGTCCCCTGCAAATGGGCCGGCACGCCAAACAAGGGCAGCGGGTTGCGCGCCGCCGATGGGAGCATTTCGGAGTACCAGCATGCCGGCCTGCCGGTGCAGGACTTCCGAATCCCCGACAACGTGCTGCGGCTGACCCGCCACAAGGGCCGTGGCATCGAGACCGAGCACCCGGCGGTGTTCCCGGTGGTGCTGCCCGAGTTCCTGATGCGCACCTACACCGACGAGGGCGAGTTGGTGTTCGAACCCTTCGGTGGCTCCGGCACCACGATCCTCGCCGGCCAGCGCACCGGACGCCGCGTGCTCGCGATCGAACTGGCGCCGGGTTATGTCGACCTCGCCGTGGCGCGGTGGCGGATGCTGCACCCCGACCTGCCCGTCACGCTGGCCGATGACGGCCGCGATTACAATGCTGTCGCCACGGCTCGCATGGAGGTCACTGCCGATGCGGCCTGACCTTCAGATGGAGATGATGCCGGTGGCATCGCTCGCGGCCTATGCCGCCAATGCACGCATGCACCCCAGCGAGCAGGTGGCGCAGCTGGCGGCGTCCATTGCGGAGTTCGGCTTCAACGTGCCGGTGCTGGTGGATGATACCGGCGTGCTGATCGCGGGCCATGGCCGCGTCCTGGCTGCCAAGGCCCTCGGCCTCGAAGCAATTCCTGCCATCCGGCTCGGCCATCTGACCGAGGCGCAAGCACGGGCCTTTCGCCTAGCGGACAACCAGCTGGCACTAAACTCGACCTGGGACGAGAGCCTGCTCGCCGCCGAACTGCGGGAACTGCGCGAGGATGAATTCGACCTTGGTGTGATCGGCTTCGACCAGGCGATGCTCGACCGGTTGCTGGCCGACGGCGCGGGCGACGAGGGGAACGCAGGCGCCGGTGATCCCGATGCGCCGGCGCCCGAGCCACCGGTCGTGCCAGTCACGCGTCCCGGTGATCTCTGGCAGCTCGGGCCCCACCGGCTGCTCTGCGGCGATGCCACCAGCGCGCCCGATGTCGCGCGCCTGCTGGATGGCGCGACGCCGCATCTGATGATCACCGACCCACCCTATGGCGTGAACTACGATCCGGAATGGCGGAACGAGGCCGGCGTGTCGGCCACCATGCGCACCGGCAAGGTGGCGAATGACGATCGCGCCGACTGGCGCCAGGCCTGGGCGCTGTTCCCCGGCGACGTGGCCTATGTCTGGCACGCCGGCGTGCACAGCCGGACGGTGATCGACAGCCTCGAGGCCGTGGGCTTCGTGATCCGCAGTCAGATCGTCTGGGCCAAGTCGCGCTTCGTGCTGGGGCGCGGCGATTATCATTGGCAGCATGAGCCGTGCCTCTACGCGGTGCGCAAAGGCGCGACCGGGCATTGGCAGGGCGCGCGTGACCAGGCCACGCTCTGGGCCATCAGCAATGGTGGCGACGAGGACGCGGCCACGGTGCACGGCACGCAGAAGCCGGTGGAGTGCATGCGCCGCCCGATCCTCAACAACAGCGCAGTCGGCGAGGCGATCTATGATCCGTTCCTCGGCAGCGGCACGACGCTGATCGCAGCGGAGGCCGCGGGCCGCGCCTGCTAC